CTACAAAATACGCGATACGTCTTCTTTGAAAGCAAAGTATATTTTTTTCGCTCTCTTGATAGGTATGTCTATGCCTGCACTCTCTAACTCCATAGCGACACGATACCACGTAAAACCGTTATACCCTTTATATTTTAACTCTATGATTCTTTTTTCTGATATTGTTAAAGTATTGTATAAAGCTCCTATAAGTTCAAGTGTTCGCTTTAATCCAATGAGTTCAGCGTCCTCTTCCATGCGTTCCTTGTCTAATGTATTCCCCTCTGGCTCTGCTGTTCCTTTATAAGCTGTTCTAATTCCTAGGTTGTCCTGTTTTACCCTGTATATATAACGGCTCTCAATTGCTTTTATTTTGGCTTGTGTGCGCCCGTTAATATAATCGCTTATGATTTTATCTGTTTTATCTTTCATGCTTCCCCCTCTCTGCTCGCTAAGGCTCTAAGCTCCTCTTCTGTTAGATTTTCAAAAGGGTTACTAACTTTTAAATTCCCTTTGATATTAATGTCTTGTGCGAGCGGGTAACGTTTTAAGATTTCAGCGCTTGCCCTAATGACTTGATTAGTATCAGGGTGTTTGTCTATGACATCGCCCTCTGCTGTTATCACTTGCTCTGTATGCTCTCCGCGTACTATCTGTGTTAATATGGTCAAGGTTTCCTCTGCGGTTGCTATGGCATTGTTTGAAATGCCCTTTAACTTGCTATCAATGTATTTTTTTAAGTCAGGTTTAGTCAGGTTTTCGGCTCCTATCGACTTCGCTGTTTTTTGGCTATATCCTGCATTAATAGCTGACTGCGTGGCGTTTCCTGTTTTTATATATTCGTCGCAAAATTTACGCTGTTTAGGTGTCATTATTTACCCTCGTTTCTGTTTATATGCCCTTTATTGATTATAGCAAAGTAAAAAGACAAGTTTTATAAGTTTTTTAATTCCACATAACGACTAAAAGCCCAGTCAGTGACTAGGCTCTTTTATTTATTCTTCTAATTCAAAGCCGATTAATTCCGCGATATTATCCAATGCTTGGATATTCATATCTACTAAATCAGATAATTTGATAATCGTTCCGTCTGTATATCTCGGTACGTGGTTAGGGTCAGCAGTAATCATTGAATCATTAAGTGAGTATAAGTCTTGTACCTGTGCTTTAAGTGCCAGCTCTTGCGGTTTGTTTTTACTCTCTGCTGATAGGCTCATTTCATTCAATCCTAGCGCCTTAATCAAACGCTCGATACTATCAGTAAGTAAGTCCGCGAAAACTTGCGTGTCATTGCCTGATATTTCATGAGGTGCAAATGTCAGTTGTTGCATTTCCTCAATGATTGATTTTACTGTTTCTTGTGGCTCGTACTCTTGTGGTGCTGTAAGTTCGTCCACAGATAAGCCCAAAACTTCTGTAAGGTTGATGAGGTTCTCGCGCAATCCTTCCAATAAGTCTTTTTGAGTCGCTGGCGTTTCGTTTGCTCCCTCAATATGGATAAGTTTAGAAGTTGGTTCTGAAAGTTCACTTGTCAATGTGAAAAGGTTAGATAAGATTGTTTTCGTATTTTGGCTCATTTTTATTTTCTCCGATTTTCTATGTAGTAATTTGTAGTATTTTTTATGTCAACATTTGTCAACAATTCAATTTGTTGGACAGCATGCTTTTTTTCATGTTTTTGTTTTCCTGTGATAATTTCTAGCTAGTAAGTGTTTTGACGGTAACAAAGTAACAAAGTGCTATAAACGGCTTAACCACGCGCCTAAAGTTGTTACCTCTAACAGTAACATGTTACCGTAGTACAGTAACAGATTTACTTTTTCTTGCGCTGGTATCCTTTGGATAATCGTTTTTGTTTGTCGTCGTCCCAATGAAACAGCCGTCTAAAAAGCTCGTACTCCTCCGCTCGGCGTAAGTCCACGGCTCTGTTAAATCCTGCCGTGTGAGGTCTTTGCGTTGTTTTTATCCATTTTTCTTTAATGTGGTCAGGTAGTTTATTTTCAAACTCTCGCTTAGTAAACGGTTTAATGCCTTCGTCTTCACACCATGCACGATATAAGGCGCTTAGAAAAGTAGTCGGTAGAAAATCACTTACAAATTCCTCAAACATATCATTTACAAACGCCAGCACGTTATCGTTAGAAATTTTAAAATCATCTAAAAGCCCTTGTGTGGCTTTGGGTTCATCAAACTTATCAAAATTAAGTGATAAAGCGATTTTAAGCACGTACTCTAAAACGTCTGTGCGTTTTATATAATCATCTTTGATTTTCCAGTCGTCACTATCTGATGTAAAAGACTTGTTAAAAGGGACAATAAGCAAGCGCCTATAAGTTCCGTTTGACTTGTTTCTGAACTTAGGTAAGAAATTAGTCGATTGAATAACTAGCTTGTTAAATACTGCCAGCGTTGGTTGTTTTCCTTTGGCTTCAATCGGTACGGGGTCGCCAGTCACTACTGAAAAGTAATTTCCTGCGTTGTCTAAGTAGCTGACTTGGCTATCATCTCCAATAATGCAAGTTTTGCCAACGACTTGGGAAAGGGCGAACCGTTCCGCAAATTGTTCAGCTTTGACACTTGCGACGTTCTCACGTCCGATAAGGTTCATGATTAAGCTCTGAAATGTCCCTTTGCCGTCATTTCCTTTACCGACGAGCCACACGCCTTTACGATAAGAATAGTTTCCGTTAGTGCTTGCGGAAATAATCTGCCATAAAAGGCTGACGAGTTCTTTATCTCCACTCATTAAGTCATTGAGCCAGCCGTCTACGTTCCAGCCGTTGATATTGGGTGCTTTAGCTTTTGCGTTGTACTTGGTCGCAATCGTTGAAGTAAAGACATAACTAGGGCTGAATGGCTCTAATTGTTGCGTTTTCTTGTTAAAAATACCGTTAGCAACTGGGATAAGATGAGCTTCTGCGGTTTGTTGTTTAACCTCTGCTAAGGTTTCAAGTTTAAAAAGTACCTCCTTTGACCGCGCTTGACTGTATGACGGCTCTAGCCAGTAAATGAGCCGATGAAAGAAATTTTCATTTGTTTCGTATATGCCTGTTTCGGGGTTGTAGACGCCTAAAAGTCCACTTTGGTGGTCTAATTTAATAACTTCAAGTGTTTTATAAATGATTTTGGCGGTGTCTAAAGGGCTTAGCGTCTTAGGTGTATTGCCGTCCTCTTTGGGAGTGCTTAAAAATAAATTTCGATGTTCAAAGAATAGCTTTCTGACTACTCTAAGCGTTTGAGTGTTTGCTTTGACATAATCAGGGTGATTAATGATTTCTTTTTCTTGTTCCAGCCAGTCCTTTAAGCTCTCTTGATAACCTGCGATATTAACGGCTTTCTTGCCGTCCTCGCCATAATCTGTGAAGTCCTCTATTTTAGGTTTTGGACTTCTTACGTTTTCCTGTGGTGTTTCTGCCACAAGTTTTTCTAATTGGTCTGTCATGACTTCCTTTCTATTTCATTCTGAAAACACTTTTCCAAATGGTCGCCAGCTCGTCATCATGCAAAGGCGGACTAGTTCGATTGTTAAAGGTTCGCAATAAGTCCATACAATGATTGTTATCAATGCCTATTTTTCTCCAGTAGTGAAGTATGCGGTTTGTATCGTTGTTTCGGTTGCCTTTTCTTGCGCCTTGGTTGAATAGCTCCCACATTTCAGCGCCATAAGTCCGACTACTTGTGCCAGTTGTTGCGCGTGCCTGTGGTCGTTGTATCATTTCAAGCAACCATTCAGGGCAGTCGCAAAGGTCATCGAACGTCAAAGGCTTATTAGTTTCGGCATTATTCAAAGGGGTATAATTGCCGTCTGTGCGTTTGCTGGGGTATATCGGTGTGAAGTGTGTTTTTATCTCCACGCCGTCCGCTAGTTCGCTGATAAGTGGTTGATTAAAAAACTCTTTAGGCGCTTTAAAGAAAACATGCAAGCCGTTACCCGTGGGGGTTTTCTCGACATAAGTACTTAATATTTCCCCCTCGCTGTGTTCATTCCACAAGCGACTGAAAACACTCCGCCCATTCTGCCCGTTTTCGTGTTGGTCTAAGTCAATGCAAATCAAACCGCTATTTCTAAGATTAATCATAATATTGCGGTCTGGTATTTCATCGAACCACGCGCTTACTGTGATTTCGTCAAGTGTTCCGCTTGATGTTCCTTTAATAACAGCCCTCTCGCTTTTTCCTGCGGGATAACCAGCGATAACAGAAAAGCCGTGATTAATACAGATAAGTGCTTGCTCTTTGGGTGTCATTGGTCAACCTCCAGTCTATACTCACATTCATCACAAATTTGTCGCTCTTGATAGGGAATGACTTCATTTTCTTTTATAGGTTTACCACATAAATAACAATTCACTTTGTCATTCCTCCTCAAAGAGTTGGTCAATCCAATCAAGCTCAGCAAGTATATAGCCGTTGACTGCGTTATTAATCGCAATGCCTGTCCGTTGTTTCTTGATAATGCCAGCTCTGCGCTCGTCTTCATTAGTTGGAATGAAATAGCCGTTATCAATTGAACCAATGGCGCAACCTTGCTTGTGGAGGTACTCAATTCTACTCTGTAAAGTTCTAAAATCAATATCAAGGGCTTGGGCTAAAATTTTGCCTTTGACAGCTCGGTCAATTCCTCGATGTTCAGCAAGAAATTTAATGATATTTTGGTCAATTGTTTGTAATTCTTTGAGTTTCATAAGTTCCCCTCCGCTTCGTCATACGTTCCCCACATAGAAATAATTGTCTTTATAAATTTGTCTATATCAGTGCTTTGCCTTGCGTCCGCAACTAATACATTCAGCAAGATGTTGACTGCTTCAAGGTTTGAAATGTCATCAAACTGCGGTGTAACTGCGAGTAAGTCATCATCTTTGAATAAGGCTTCAATTGTAATGTTTTTTATTTCAATATCAGGTTGATGTTTCAGCATTTTATACATGTCTTCATGAGTTAAATCAAGGTTATTAATTTCTTGTTTTTCTTCATCACTTAATTTTCTTAATGTCATTTTTTAGTTTCCTTTATTTGTACTTTCATAACAGCCAGCTCTCTGCCTAAAATTGGTACTGTTTGCGTGCATAAGTTGCTTTTCACTCCGCTGGGTAAGATTATGCCCGTACTTGCTTCAAACTGCTGTATTAAGTCATATTTGACCGCTCGTGCGTTGTGAATAATCTTAAACGGGTGTTTGCCTGCTGGTCTAAAACTATTCCGTCCCTGCCGTTTTATAGCCGTGTAACCTTGGTGGTGTTCAATCATTTCGCTACCTCATCAAAGAGACTGATTTCTCCGCCCTCTTTTTCGCCCTCATATCGGACACCGTGCTTATATTTACGAACTTTAAAAGAATAATCAACTGTGCCTGTATTGGCATTTAATGGGTCTAATTTTTCGATTTGCTTGTCTGTCAGCTCTGTGTGATAGGCTTTTAAGTTTTGCATGCCTACGCTATCAATACCAGCCACATAAGAGCAAGCTCTTATAATATTTTGCATTTTTTTATAATCCTTTTAATAAAATTGCCTTGCCTGACAAGTCGTTAAATATCTAAGGCGATGAATTTGCATATATCATCGATCAGATAGTAAATAAGTGAAGTTTTATAACGTGGCTTATAGCGATTCAATCCGTGCTTTTCCCAATTATCAAGAGTTCTGTCTGATATATCTAAGTCTTCCATGACACGCTTTTTAGAAATATAGGGTAATACTCGTTTTTCATTTCTGATTTTGAGCTGTGTGCCAAGATATTTATTAAATAAATTAATGATTTTATCAACTAATCCACGCGCCACAAGGTTTATTAAAGTGTCATCATTCATTTCTTGCCTCCTCGTTTAAGACGTAGATGCCACTTTGGCGCTTTAGATTCATTGACAATTAATAATTTTCTAACTTCAACACGACTGAATTTAACCCACCAAGTAGGTAGTATTTCTGTGCTTATAACGTCCATTTTTATATATTTCATGCTTTATCTCTTTTCTTAATTTCAGCTTGTTTTTTCAGTTTCCAATTTTGTGCAAACTCATGGGATACTTTGATACAAAGAGGTGCTTTATTTTGATTGAAAATAATTACTGTTTTTTTTGTTTTTTACGCTTTTTAAAAAAACTTGATGTCCAATTTCAGAATTCATTTTTACAGAGAGAATTAAAAAATGTTTATTTTCAAAAGTTCGTGCTTTATTTAAATCTTCTATTTTAAAAGTAGATGATTGCGTGCCTGTGGCTTGTTCAGTAATATCTATTGTTGCCATTTTCTTACCCCTTAATCATTTCTACTTGAATGTCATTTTCTAAAGTTGTGAAAGTAACAACTGATTGACCGTCAAACAAGCGATAAACATACTCATTAAGTTGGATAAAATGTCTTGCTTTGGCTTTTAATAAGTCCATAAGCTCAAAGGCGATTGAATCGTCTAAGATATAAGTTTCTTTGTTTGCTGGTTTATTCATATTGAAAATTCCTCTCATTATGGTAAAATAAGAGCATGAAATCACGTTAGTGCGTGAATCATGCTAAGTTTTGAATTAAGCCTTTTTCGTTGGTAGCGGTTGGGCTTTTTCTTTTGTCAAAAATTCTTTGATTTGGTGTCGGTCAAAGCCTAAATCTAGTAAATTAGTGATACTTGATTCATAAGTTTGCAGTAATTGCAGTTCTGCTGGACTGTCAAGCATTTGTTTAAGTTTTGCGTTAGGACGTCCTAGCGCTTTTCTCATGCCTCTAACGCTCTTATATTTACCATTGGTAACAAGAGCTGTAAGCATATCAGCAAAGATAACATGATAGTTTTTCTCAAAGTGAGGACTTTCCTTAATGGCAGTGGACAAATCTCTACGTGTGATAGTGGCTTTTGCCATTTCTTTGGCTTTGACTAACTCGCCTTTGAAATAAGCATTCAATACGCTACGTGTCCATTCACGGAATTTTCGAGCCGTTTCACTTTTTGGAGCAAGGAAAAGAATTTCTTTGATTCCCTCAAACGTAAATACTCGAGTATCGTATTGCTTTCCGTCACCGTGTGCCAATTTGGCACTAACTGAAAATTCTCTGTTTTTGAGATACTTATTTTTCTGTACTAGTTTTGTAATACCATATCTAGTTTGATATCCAATACATTGCGCAAGTTGTTCGGTTGTCATGAAAATTTCATGATTATCGTTACGCCAAACATCACAGGTAATACCGTTAAATAGCTCTTGATTGACTTTAATTAGGTTCATTTTTCCTCATTTCTAGCACGATCACGCGCGTGTAGTTCTTTGTTCGGACAAAGCATTTATACTGGGCTGTAATCATCAAAGATACTTACCTCGGGGTCTACGTGGCATACCCACACTTTGCAACCGTTACGCACGCATTGCTGTGTTCATTCTCTTTGGGATTACTATTCATATTTTTATCTGATTGCTGGGCATAGCGTGTTAGTAGTTTTTAGCTAGAAATTCAAGAGCTTTGATAAAAATGCTTTGTTTAATTATGCATGCGCCTGATTCAAGTTTTTTCAAAGTTTTAAAATCAACATCAAGATAAGAGCAAAGTTCTAATTTGGTTAAATTTAAATCTGAACGTTTATATCTTAGTTGTTGACTTTGTTTTTCAGTCCATTCCTTCAAATAATTCTCCTTTCCGTTCCAAAAATTTTGGAATAACATTATTCTATTCCAAAAAAAATGGAATGTCAAGTAGTAAATCCAAATTTATTGGAATTATCTTTTTGATAATGGTATGATTGTATTGAAAGGTGGTATAT